CTGAAAAGAGGTCTAGAATGTTGAAAGCATACGAGACACAAGGTTTGGAACGCCTTTCGGATTACACTTCAAAAGAACTATTCACCAAGATTGAGGCCCTTGTTAAAGACCACGATAAAGTGGCCCCTCGTGTCATATTCAAAGGTACTGATTATTACAATATGATATCCGGGCCTATTTTCAAGGAACTCATGGAAAGGTTTAAAGGCTGCGAAAGTAATCCGAAGCGTTTCAAATTTAAACTTGCATATAAACAACACGCTCCCGAAATTGTTTCCTTTTTGGAACAATCTAGGTCAAAGAGTTTCATGGAGGCGGATTTTACGTCAAATGATAAGACGCAAGTCCGTGACGTCCTCGAACTCGAGTGCATGTTTATGGCAAGGTTGGGTTGTCCAAAATGGTTTCTGAAGTTGCATAGGAAGAGCAATAGGTTTTCAGCGTACAACACGAAGTATGGCGTGTCCGCCATCGTTGAAAACCAGCTCCCCACAGGTGCAACTGATACTACCTTTAGGAATTCATTTTGGAACATTGTGATTTTTAACTCCTGGGCTTACAAGTACCGAGTCGAAGGAGCCATAGTCTGCGTCTTAGGAGACGACATGGTGGCAGGCCTCCCGCGCAGGGTTCGCCGCGCAGCCTACCACTATGAACAAACGGCTAGACTAGCAAAGATGGTAGCCAAGGTTACCACAGGCCGAAACCTTCACGCGATGCATTTTCTTTCGAAGCACTTTGTGCCTGTTACTCGCGGAGAAAATGCCCACGTGATGCTCCCATTCATAGGGAAGGTTTTGGCCAAGTTCAATGCTAGGCCTAATGCCAATCAATCCGTCTCCGACGACGAATACATGGCAGGGAAGTCCCTTTCCCATTGTTACGAGTACAGGTTCTGCCACATCATTCGTGACCTTTTTGTAGAGAGAGCAAATAAACATCTTTCACGCACAGCAGGTAAGTTTTCCATGGAAGGCATGACCTATCACGTGAAACAGTTCTCGACGCATAAAGGAATGATCGAAGAAATGTTGGCAGGCAGCACTGACTGGCCTGACTACGTAACAATTGGGGACTTGTCCCTGTTTTGGATAACAATAGCAGATTTAGGCTTTACTGACGTATTCCCACTTATCAAGTCTGTAGTGCTAAATGACGAATTTAGCATTCTTGATAATGAAGCGCTGAAAAGGCTGGTCGACTACTAGCGACGCCCTCATCACACCCGTGACGGAGGAACGCCAGTGCGACCCGTCAGCATCAGCGGGGTTTACGTTTGGTTCCCCTTCAATAAAAGCCCAAAC